ATCATCCGGTTACTGGATTTGCAACAAGTGGATTTTCTGCAATTAATGAACAGCTTTCATCAACAACACCTACCGCAATTATTGCATTAGCAGAAATAAAGGCTAATAATCCCATTACCGGTTTTGGTGGAAGTGGAATAGATCCAAAAATAATTAAATACGAAATGACAATAAGGATATAAAGAAAATGTCTGAGGAATTACTTGCTACTTTAAAAATTCAAATGAAGCACAATATTGATGAAGCTTGTGATATTTATATGTTTAATATTTCAACAGAAACACATGATAGAATTAGAATGAAAGCTTGTCAAGATTTTGAAAGTAAAATATGGATTATGGAATTTGATGGAACAAATGCATGGATAGCATCTACAGCAACTCCTACAAATAATGCTGACCATTATACACAGGTTGCCTTATGGGAAAATCTTTCAGTTGAAAAGCTTATTTTTGAAGAAGACTCTGCATAAATAACTAAAGCTTAATTAATTTTTTATATAAATAGTAGCAAATACTATTTTATAGGAAAGTTATAATGGCTGCAGTTACCTCAAGAGATGAATTATCAGAGTATTGTTTAAGAAGACTTGGCGCTCCGGTTATCGACATCAATGTAGATCCAGATCAAGTAGAAGATAGAATAGATGAAGCTCTTGAATTTTTTCAAGAATTCCATTCTGATGCCACTCTTCGCACTTACTTTAAACATCTCATAACAGCAGATGATGTAACTAACGAATACATCACAATGCCTAATAACATAGATATTGTTTCTAAACTTTTTCCAGTATCAAGTTCAAGTAATAATAGCATTGATATGTTCAGTGTTAAGTATCAAATGATGCTTAATGACATTACCGATTTACAGAACTTTGCGGGTGATCTTGCATATTATACTCAGCTACAGCAATATTTAACTTTAATTGATATGAAATTAAATGGTTTACCTCAGGTTCAGTTTTCAAGACATCAACATAGACTTTATATTTTCGGCGACTTTAAGGACAATGATATAAAAGCTGGTGATTATATTGTAGCTGAAGTTTACCAATTAATTGATCCAGATACACACACAAGTGTATATAATGATAAATTTGTAAAGGCATATACTACTGCTCTTATCAAGAGACAGTGGGGTGCTAATCTTATAAAATTTGAGGGTATGCAACTACCGGGCGGCGTAATGCTAAACGGCAGACAAATCTTTGAAGATGCAATGCAAGATATTGAAAAGCTTGAAGAGAATATGCGTCTTGAACATGAAATGCCAGCAGACTTTTTTGTAGGATAATAAATGGCTTTAAATCATTACTTTAATCAAAAAGCCAAAAACGAACAAAGCCTCTATGAAGATATAATCATAGAGAGTCTAAAAATATATGGTCAAGATGTTTATTACTTACCTCGTGAGATAGTAAATGAAAATGATATTTTTGGCGAAGATGTTCCATCTAAATTTTCTTCTGCTCATAAGATAGAAATGTATATTGAAAATACTGAAGGCTTTGATGGAGAGGGTGATCTATTTACAAAGTTTGGTGTTGAAATAAGAGATGCGGCAACATTTATAGTAGCCAGAAAAAGATGGGCTAATGTAGTCGGTCAGATGAATAATCAAATAGAAAGTATTAGACCAAGAGAAGGAGATTTAATTTATCTTACTCTGACTAATAAACTATTTGAAATTATGCATGTTGAACACGAACAACCTTTTTATCAACTAAGTAATCTTCCAACATTTAAACTTAGATGTGAACTATTTACTTACAGCGATGAAAGACTTAATACAAGTATTGATGCTATTGATGATATTGAAAAATTGGGTTACAATCTTCAGTTAAATATGGATCAAGGTGTCGATAGTATTAATTCCGCATTTTCATATGACTTTATGGAAGGCGAATTTGTACAACAAACTCAATCAAGTGGTAAAATTCTATCTGCGGAAGTTCTTGAATACAATCAAGCAGAAAACTATATTGTTGTGTCACATATAAGTACAAGTGATGGTACTTATGGTACATTTGTGCCTGGCATTATTACCAATACGAGACTAAGAAATATCTCTGGTGCTCTTGCATTCTTAGGTGATTCAGAAAGATCAGTATCAAGAACACTTATTTCTATAGACGAAAATGTTTATGGAGATAGCAGCTTTGCTCAAAATGATATATTTGATACAACAGAAAACTCATTTGATTTGGACTTCTTAGATTTCTCTGAGAACAATCCATTCGGCGATCCAGAGGATTTATAATGTTTACATATTTTTATCATCAGAGAATTAGAAAATCAGTTGCTTTATTTGGTACTCTTTTTAATGACATTTATGTTATTCGTAAAGATAAGACTGGTAAATCTATTAGTCAAATTAAAGTACCTTTAGCATATGCACCTAGAGAAAAATATCTTGAAAGAATTAAAACAAATCCTGATTTAAGAACTAATTCACAGATTGCTCTTAAACTTCCTAGAATGTCTTTTGAAATTACGAGTATTGGATATGACCCAGAAAGAAAACTTCCAAAATTAAATAATTATCATAAAGGCGTTACTAACATAACACGTGATAAATTCTTTTCTCCAAGCCCATATCAAATTACATTTCAATTAAATATATTTGCAAAGAACCAAGATGATGCTTTGCAGGTAGTAGAACAGATACTTCCATATTTTAATCCACAATATACAATTAGTATTAAACCATTTACTGCATCTCACGCTGATATAGTTGAAGATGTTCCTATTACAATTCAAGGTGTAAACTTTAGTGATGATTTTGAGGGAACACTTGAAAGCAGAAGAACAATTATTTACACACTAGATTTTGGTATGTCTGTTAACTTCTATGGTCCGATAGATGCTAAGAGCATTATTCGTCAGACAGACACTACTATTCATGATGCTATTGATTTTAGTATTACAACAGATCCTAAACTGCAAAGAATTACTACAACACCTAATCCACTATCTATTAATCCAGATAGCGATTATGGTTTTACTACAACAATATTAGAAGATTTTGATTCAGGTTAAATCGGAGTAAATTTATGAGTGATGAAAAACACGAAAATGTAGATGATGATTTTGAATATTCAAGAAGAACATACTACGATTTAATTGAAAAAGGTCAAGGCGCTCTTGAGGAGATGATGGAGGTTGCTAAGCAGCTTGAACATCCAAGAGCATTTGAGGTAGTTTCTGGTATGATAAAAAATATATCAGATGTAAATGATCGTCTTATGGATCTTCATAAAAAGAAAAAAGATTATAATAAAAAAGATATAGTCAAACCTGTTGATGGTACAACTAATAATAATCTTTTTGTTGGTTCTACAGTAGAACTACAACGTATGCTTCAAGATATGAATAAAGAACAAGATAACGTAATTGATATTACTGATAGATTAAATGATGAACCAAAATGAATCGTACTTAGGTAACCCAAACGTAAAGCGTGATGGTGTTGTACAACAATGGACACAACAGGAAATAGCCGAGTATATGAAATGCTCTCAAGATGCTGGGTATTTTGCAAAAAAGTATTGTAAAATTATATCTCTTGATAAGGGTTTGGTGCCCTTTACCTTATATGCATATCAAGAAAAAATGTTTAAACATTTTAATGATAATAGATTTTCTATTGTTCTTGCTTGTCGACAATCGGGTAAATCTATTTCGTCTGTTGCTTACTTACTTTGGTTTGCTCTATTTCATCCAGAAAAAACTATTGCCGTGATGGCAAATAAAGGTGCTACTGCCAGAGAAATGCTCGGTAGAATTACTCTTATGCTTGAAAACTTACCATTCTTTTTACAGCCAGGATGTAAAGCACTTAATAAAGGTTCTATAGAATTTAGCAATAATTCAAGAATAGTTGCAGCTGCCACATCTGGTTCTTCTATTCGTGGTATGTCTGTTAACTTACTATATCTCGACGAGTTTGCTTTTGTAGAAAGAGCAAATGAATTTTATACATCTACATATCCGGTTGTATCTTCCGGTAAAGATACCAAGGTTATTATTACCTCTACAGCAAATGGTATCGGTAATGTATTTCACAAGATATGGGAAGGTGCTACTCAAGGTGTAAATGAATATAAATCATTTAGAGTAGATTGGTGGGATGTTCCAGGAAGAGATAAAGAATGGGCAAAGCAAACTATTGCTAATACATCTCAATTGCAGTTTGACCAAGAATTTGGTAATAC